TCAGTTATTTTTTGACTAACGGTGTTATCTTTGGAATAAACTACTGAATAGTTAGCCAATCTTGTTGCTAATGTAGCAGCAATGTCTGCACGGTATGAATCATCTTTACCAATACAACCACGTAATTCACCTAAAATATATGATTCATTATCATGAGTCAATAAATCTTTTGGTGAAACTAATTTATCCAACTTATTATTAATAAATGTAGTAAACATAGATGCAAAAGTATCACCAACAGAACCTTCACCAATCATTTGAATTAATGGTAAGTTTGATTCAAAGTTTTCAAAGCTAGATATAGCATTAAAAAATGTTGTAATAGATCTTGCATTTGTTTCTAGTGTAACTAATTCAGGATGTAACAACAAAAAGTTAATACATCTAGAATCAATACCTGCTTCTTCTGCCCATTGTGCCCATACATTTATATCAAACTTTAAGTTTGCTGTAACGTATCTTGTTTTTTGTGCAGCATCAACCGAGTTTACCATATACTCACCATTATCAGGATTAGCTGTTAATATGATATGCCAATCTTTTGGTAATACCCATGAAATATAAGTTTGTCTATCAATTAATTCCATAACTGCTTGAATAAATCTTGTGTCAGCTCTATTCCAGTCATCTAGTAATAAGATACCACCTTCTTTTTTATCAGCAATCCACTCTGGTGGGCAATAAGACATCCTGTTCTTACCTGTCATTTTATATCCAGTCTTTAGATATTCTTGAACTGCAAGTTCATCAACCCATAAACCAACTTTTTTTGTTGCAACTGATTGCATGTTAGCTATATCTGATGATGCAGCTGTTCTTTGTGCTGCAGTATAGGATAAATCATCTATTTTTTGTTCTGAAACTTTTGTTTCTTTATACATTTGAAATTGACGTACTGGAAAACCAACTAAGTCACCCAATTCTTCTATTTGTGCAAGATTAACTTTAACAAAATTTAAATTGTTTTCTTTAGCTAATTCAACAATTGTTGACGTTTTACCAATTCCTGATTCACCAACAACCTCTTTGATACTGATTGTTTTCCTTGTGCTTGTAAAAATCTATTATTTGTAATAATGTGATTTACAAAACCTTTTAATTCTGTTACGTTTAAATTTACTTGTGCCATTTTTTTATTTGTTATTTTTTTTTTGTTATAATTCTGCATCAAAAGAACAAGAACCATTCTCAATGATACATTTTAATATTTTTCTCCCCATTGCATAATCTGCATATTCTGAACATTGGTCATGTGATAACTCAGGTAAACCACCTTCTTTTAAATATGTGTAAAAAGATAATGGAGCATCATCTTCTGTTTTATATAAATCAAAATATATTTTTAATGCTGGTTTATGTGCACCAAAAGCATCCTCAATATTTTTTAATCCTTTTTGTAATTCTTCTAAATTATTTTCTTCAAAATAATATTCTAAATAATTTGGAGGCTGACCTGTTACACCAAATCTATCTGCAGCATTACTACTTTGAACACCAAAAGCAAATTTACCATCAATATCTCCTGTATAATATCTTCCCATAATTAATTTAGTTTAATAACTTTACCTGGAAGTTCATCATTCATTGTGGAAATACTACTTAATACCCACAAAGTATTCTTTGGACAGTCACTTGGAGCATAAGCTTCTCCATCTGTTAAATATACTAAGGCTGTATAAGATCCTTTTTGATTGTAATGATCAATAACGGGTTGAAAGCTTGTGCCTCCTCTACCATGTATAGACCAATCTTTTTTTGGATTAAATTCTTCAACAGTTCTTAATGAAGAATCACATTGTGCAACAGAAATTTTATGTCCTGTTTTACTCATATGACATAATTCATTAAAAAACTCTTTAAGCTCTTCTGTATTTACAGATCCGGATGTGTCAATACCTACAAGAATATGATTTTTAAATTTAATCTTTAGTCCTGGGTTTTCAGCATATCTTTTATTGTATTTACGTCTTAACTTTTTAGTATACACTATAGATGAATTTCCAACAAATCTTCTCAAATAAGATTTCCAATCAAATTTAGCAGGTTCAATATGAAATAAATTTTTAATTAACTCACTTAATTCACCTGGAATATGACCTTGTTTTTTTTGAGTTTGTTCTGCTGCTTCTTTTAATTGATGTTCTATTTGTTTTTGTATCAGTTTTTTATCAGATTCAGGCAAATCATCAAATTCTTTCCAAGTACTATGACAATATTCTGATTCACCATCCATTTCACCCATTAATGAATCTAATGAAGGAGATGTTCCATCTTCTTTGGCTTGTTCTAATAGTTCATAATAAACTTTAGTTCCTGCTTTTATAGGAAGATTTAATTCTGGAAAGCTTGTCAATAATAAACCTCCTTCTGGAAGTAAATTAATATCAATATACTGATTAATTTCCAAATCAGCAGCTATATTAAATAACTTAGGATCTGAATATAAATCCCTTAATAATAAATGCCCAAAGGCAATATGTAAAAGTTCATGCTTAATCAATCCAACTCTGTGTGGTTCACTTAAATTAATGAAAAAATCAGGGTTAATTGTTAACTGCATACCAATACCATGTTTACTTACACCTGCTGTAGGTATACGGTCACTGTATTGTTTGTTTATACCAATTAAAAAAAGCCCATAAAAGGGCTCATCTAAAATTAAAGTTTTGGTGGTTCTTGACACACCATCTTGTATATTTATCATGTTTGTGGGTATAATATTTTTAATAATATTTTTTGATAGACAACATAGTCTCCAACATCTTTTAATGCAGAGTTAATGTTTTTACTTAGTAATTCTTCAGATATATAACTTTTACCAATAGCTTTAATAAAACGTAATCTTTTTTCAAATAACAATGATTTAGTAAATAATAGATTTAAAATACCTCTGTCATTAAAATCTAAATTTTTGTAATTTTCTAAAGCTAATTGAAAATCTTCATCTAGACCCATAAACATTTCACGTAATGAAAAAAACTCTTTAATTGTTATTCTTGCCATCTGGTAAAATTTCTATAATTACTCCAGGATTAATTTTGTCATATTTGTAATCTACAAATACAGGTAATATGCAATCAGCATTATCATCTTCAATCCAACCAAATGTAACCATATCATCTTGCACTGTTTGTGCTGGATTGATATAATCAAATTTATGTTTGGTGCCTCTGATAAATGTAAATTGAATACTTACAGGTTGTTGATGTTTAGCTAATTCAGCTTTAAATTCATTTGCATACTTTGCATAATAATCTTTAGCTGTTTTTCTATAGTTTACAACAGTTTTACTTGCTATAAAATATTTACCAGTCCATCTTCTACCATTTTTACTACTTGGGACTGAGCCCGGTATAAACCATTTCATTTTTTATTTGTTTAAAATTTCTTTAAGCATGGGTTTTATTGTTTTATGTACTATATCAAAGCCATGTTCTTTAATAGCATCACTAATATCTTTGCATAGTGGTAAAGCAAATCCATCTAAATTATATAATTTATGATATTTATTAATTGCTAAACTTCCTGCTGCATCATTATCAAATAGTGTGATTATTTTTTTATATTTTTTCTTTAAATACTCAATAATATGAGGTTTAATAATAGTATTTTCACTGTCTGGTGCTAATACTTCTAAATTATAACCAATGTTTTTGAGACACAAAGCATCTTTTAATGATGAACAAATAACTAGATATGGTTGAGTGTAAGATAATTGATCAAAACCTTGAAGATATGGTTTTACTATATGAAATTTATGTTTACTCAATGGTTGATATATTTTAAACAACTCATTATCTTTATCAAAATAACCATATATAAAATTACTTTCAATTTTTAATTTTTTAATTTCACCATCTTCTTCTTTTATTAAATTATAGTATTCAATTGGTTTAATGTTATATTCTGTTAATAAATTTAATCCTATTCTAAAACTTAACCAATATTTACCATCATTTTCATTCCATTGTCTTGTATTTACAAAATCAATTTTCCATTTAGAATGAGTTTTAAAAGACACGTGCTCAAAATCTGATGTTTTTACGTATAAATTATAATCTTCTATTATTTTTCTAACGGCATCTTTATAATCCAAATCAAACATATGTTTAACAAGATCAATTTTAGAACCGCTTTTACCAGTTGAGAAATCCTTAAATTTGTATTGACTTATAGACTTATCTACATAAATACAAAAGCTTGGTGTTTTTTCAGTTGAATTAAAAATAGATTTTATTTTTATATCCTGTCCTGTTAAAAGTTCTGATAAATTTAAATAATATTGAAATACCCAATAACTTGGTACTTCTGTTTCCTCTAATACTAAGTTTTTTGTGTTGAACATACTTAAAATGTAAAAAAAATAAGGGCCAGCAATAAATACTGACCCTATATTTATATTAATTATTATAAATCAAAATCATTTCCACTACTTACTGAACTAGGTTCAAATTTATCTGTAGTTGGAGAATTTTTTTTCTCTAATTTTCTTAAATGATTAACATTATTGCTATCAAAAATCAATAATTTTGATTTAACAACATCCAATGCTTCAACACTAACACCTTCTTTACTTAATTTAGGCAAGAAAAGATCATTGTTAATATAACCTTCAGTATTTTCCCATTCACGGGCACCAAGGCAAACATTAATATATGTTGAACCTGATAGTAATTTATCACATTTTAACATAAAATCTTCAATTGTATTTGCTTGAATAGCATCTAAAGCTGATCTTTTACCCAAAGCTTCTGCTAAAAATATCATAGCTTTCATTACTTCAGTATCTCTACTAATTTCTTTTCCACTTGGTAAAGTAGTGTCTTTGTATGGATAAGGTGAATATCTAACTCTTCCAACTTGACCTTCATAACGTGGACCATCTGGTTTAGCAGTATCTTTCAAAAATCCTTGAAATTCACCACCCATTGGTTCTCCTTCTATATGCAGCATAATGTTATATGCATTAGCATCATAAGGAGTTTTATCAAAACTAATAGAATTGATTTTTACTTTGTGATTCCCTGTTTCAATCACTGGTTTTTCTTTGCCTGAAGCGGCTGACATGTCTTTAGTACTTAACATAATTGTTTTTTTTTAATTAATTGTTGTTTATTATTCTTCATATTTTTTGATGCAATCTTTTACAAATTGCAGGTTGTTTGGGATGAAGTTTTCCTCAAACATTCCTTGGGGTGATTTACATGTGTTCTCTCCATTGTTTTGAGTTTCAAAACCATAATGAAGAACACCATCATCTTTTTTAATTACTTTACCAAATAAAACTATAGAAAATAAGCCTTCCAAAGTTAATGCATTATCAATCATTTTACCAATTGTTTTTGCTTTAATTCTTCTATTTCCATTAATGTCTGTTGCATCCTCAGAATGAGTTAAAAAGAAAATAGTTAAATCATCTCTCAAATCTTTAGGTAGTTTAGCTACTTGAGCTAAGTTTGCTGCAATTTGAGTAAATTTCTCATAACCTTTTTCATTTGCTCTATCAAAATATTCAAAAGAACTCATATATTGCCAATCATCAACAACAAGTGTTTTGATATGGGGCATTTTTTCATTCACATGCAATATGGCTTTTATAACGCCAGCCGCAGTTGAAGAAGATGCAATGTTTCCTTTTGGATTTTCTTTTGTAATTTGAGAATACATAGATTTCCAACCTTTAAAAGGTAAAGGTTTGTTTGCAATGTTAATTACAAATGTCTCATCAGGATTTAAATGCCTGATAGCTGTTGATTTACCTGTACCTGAGTCTGCAATGATTAATACACTTTGTGCCATATTTATTTGTTTTTATTAAGGATACTATTTAATGTTAACTGAATTGATTTAAGTGTTTTATTGATTTCAAGTAAAGCATCTACTAAACCTGGATCTTCTTTTTTATCAGGATCTGGCAAATTTGGATTTGCAAAGTCTATAATAAGTTTTCCTCTATTAGTTACATCATTTATCACTTTTAATTCATTTGCTGGAACAAGATGTCTAATAAATCCTGTACTTGATTCAATTAATTCATATTCATCTTTCCAATGAGGATTATGTTTGTGAAGATATAATGTTCTTTTTGGATCTTCAATATCATAATTGATACTTACAAATTCAGTATAAATATCTTCTTCTTTTTCAAATTCACTTGGAAAAAAACTAACATATAGTTCATCTTTTCCAGTTGGCCTGTATGCCATTTTAGGGATATATAATGCATTGATTATTCCATTAGTTTGGAAATAATCTTCATGCTCTTCTCTTAAAGCGTTTACTTTAGTTTTACGTTGATCTGGTGTTATTGCCATTTCTTTTGTTTTATTTATATTTTTAGTATTTAACATTGTATTTTGTTTAAATTATCTTCTTTCTTGAACTGCTGGTGTAGCCATTTCTTCAATTTGCATTGATTCAAACTTAGCTTTAAAAAAACTCATTCTAGTATCACCATTCCTTGCTTTAAGAAAGTGTAGTACTATAGTTTTATCATCTTCAATGATATATCTATCTGGGCCATAAAATCTAATCTTTTGTTTTGCGGGTCTGTTGATACCAACTAAAGTATCAGCGTGTTGTAGCATTGCATCTGAACCAAATATGTCTGACTCAAGAATGTAATTACCATACTTACCGTCTATTGCTCTTTCAGGATTATCAATATTTCTATTAAGTTGTGATAAAGCAATAAAT